CTTAAAAAATACTTCACTGAGCCTGACAACCACAAGGCAGACCAGTATATAACCACGCTAGAAGTCCTAGCGCCAAGCCTCACACGCCTAGAGATACACAGAGCTAGGCAACAGGCGCAAATAGAAATCTATAGAGAGGCAAGGCATGGAACCCATGACAATAAACATACTCGTCTTTTTAGCTAGTTGCTACGTGATCTGGGAGATTTACGATAATGATTGAGCGCATACCAAGGTACACCGACAAGCAACGAGCAAAGCTGGTCAACTGGATTACAGAGCGTGATCTTGGGCGATGCACTTTCATTCATGGCATCTTATGGCTTGATACACCTGATGAGTCACTGATGTTTACCAACATAAAAGACCTTAAAGAATATGCCAAAAAGCGAGGACAGTATGGGTAGATACTTAGTAACTTGGAGTAATGCCGAGGGAGTGCAAGAGACAACCTTTGACGACTATAACGAGGCCATAGAATTCATTGCAGATGTTGATGGCAATGTGCGCTTCACTTCCTACTCTGACCCTGACGATGCCAGAGAGGAGCAGTGGTATGACGAGCAGTAAGATAGTAATACCAGATGCCGCCATACGGGCTTACAATGAGAAGTATGGCCATCTGCTACCCAAGGTTAAGAAACCTAGCAGTATCCCTGACTATTTAGATGAGGACAGATTATACGAGCAATATTTACTGTTAAATAAAAGCAGTGAATAAATCTCGGATTCGGTTGACACCAAAAACCCCTTGCATTATCTACGATCCCGTAATAACTATTGACAGAGGAGAGAGAATGCTATTTTGTACAAAACATAATGAGATCGCTTGTTATAAGTGCCTAGTAGACAGGTTTAAGATACCAAGGATTTTATTTAAAAAAACAAGATACGGGTTCGACTTCTTTGTATCTTGGTTAGGGGGATGTGTTGTCTGGTCGAGGATTAGAATCGAAAATAAAGTTAATCGAAAGCTTTAGGAAGTACGATCATTATGTCGGAGCGCAGACTATGTTTGCATTCCTTTACATAGCACAACGTACTTACTTTAGTGCTGAAGATTTAAGGGTAATGGATGTAGGTATTGAGATGGACACTACAAGTGCCAGTGCTAGCCGCAACATGGCATGGCTAGTTAAGCATGACTTGATCGAGCTATACGAGAACCCTGATAAAAGAATAGAGAAATTCATTAAACTAACGAAGCAAGGCAAACAACTTGCTAAGAAACTGGAGGGACTATGAGCGTTAAACAGCGAGGACAGGGATGGCAGGTGTATGTCACCCACAAGGGCAAGAAGTTTAGACAAACTTGCTCCACTAAAGAAGATGCCACGTTACTGGAGGCTAAATGGAGACACGCTATAGCCATCGGAGAAGACCCGATGACGATGCAGGTCAACAAGCGCACTGGTACGGCATCTGGCATTACCTTTGGCGAAGCTATGGACAAGACTTATGACAAGTATTGGGCTGGATCAAAGAACGAGAAGCAGGTTATCTACTTGATGAATATTATCTTGAAGCGATGGAGCAGGAAGCTACCTATCAATGAGATTACAACCAGCTTGGTTGATAACTACGTTGCAGAGATGCAACAAGAAGGACTCAAGAACAGCACCATCAACAGACGCTTGGCTGTTATTAGTAAGACACTAAAGTGGGCTTTCAGAAATGATCTACTAACTAGAATGCCCCATGTTGAGCGTATGAGCGAGAAGGGTAGCGAGCGGCTAGAATATTTCAGCGAAGAAGAAGAAGCTTTAATCCTAAAAACCCTAAAGGAATGGAAGCAGGATTACCTCCATGATTATGCAGTCGTAGCCGTTGATACAGGCATGAGGGCTAGTGAGGTAGTTAAGTGTAACCCTAATCTTGTACCTCTATCGCAGACTAGAGCAGATGGCAGTCCAGTTTATGGGGTGATGGTCTCTCAGCGTAAGAACAGCAAGCCTTTAATCGTACCAACGACCAAGAGAACCGAAGAAATCCTCCGACTCCGTAGTTTCGACGAAATCGTAACAAGCCCTAAGCACCGTAGGGTGTGGGACAGGCTACGAGATGAGCTGGAGCTGAAGCCTAAGTGCTGGCACACATGGCGACACACTTGTGCTACTCGTCTACTGCAAAGAGGCATGGACATAGCTAAAGTCAAAGACTGGATGGGTCACGAAAACATTGCAACTACTTTAAAATATGTTAAATTAGCGCCACAACACCTAGTTCATGGTGTTGATTTATTGGAGGATTAGTGGTGTCTCAATGTGTCCTAAAGTGTCCTGTTTCACACACGAGTTTAACAATAAATGGCAGAAAACTGTCATGGCCTCGTGGTGGAATGGTAGACACAAAGGACTTAAAAGCCGATTCAACCTTACTACACATCCGTAACAACATTTAAAACTAGCGAGGTATTCTGAACACAATCCACATAGTCCTTTGCTACGCTAACGTAGGTAGTTATGAGTAAGGACACCACTTTATTAATTAGTGTCCCAACTGGAGAAGAAATGGCTACTCTCAGCGAGCAGATTGAACTTGAATTGAACATGGTGCAAAGTGGTATCGACAGATACAATAAGCAGAGGGATGACCTCGAACAAAAGACGCTTAGTAGTAAGACACTGCATGGTAGGACTATCATCGCAGGTGTAGTAGAGCCTGTTGCCGATGGTATTCGTGACCTCCTTAAACAGAAAACATCTAACCGTAATACTGTAAAGCTCCTCAAGGGGTGTAATTGTAACACCGTAGCATTACTTTCTTTGATAGGGGTGGTTGACACAATCTCAAACTGGTCTACACTAATAAGATCAGCGGGTAGAGTCGGCATCATGATAGAGACTCAGCTAAGATTAGATGCTTGGCTCAAGGCAGATCGGGAAACTGCAAAGAACCTAATAAAAATGGCTAACCAAAAGTCTGATAGTGGCTACGACCACAAGAGACACGGCCTGAACTTTAAGATCAAGAAAGATAAAGTAGAAGTACCCTCATGGACTAACGAAGAACGCATCCATGTCGGACTAAAGCTAATCAACATCATCATAGAACGAACAGGTATTGTTAAGTTAGAACGCAGAGCACATAGAAGGCACACTGTAAACTACCTTGCGGCAACTGAAGATACACTAGAGTGGATCAGAGCGTTCAACGAGACACATGAGAAAGCTTCACCAAGGTATGCACCTTGTATTATTGAACCAAAGGACTGGACAGGTTTCTACGGTGGTGGCTACCACAGTAACTACGTACATGATCTATCTTTTATGCGAGTACACGGATGAGAAAGTCAGTAGCAGAATACGTTGAGAAGTTAGAGACACTTGATCTCTCAATCGAGTATGCTTGTGTCAACTCAATACAAAAGACTCCATGGCAGATCAATGGGTTTGTTTGTGATGTCATCAGAGCGGCATGGGATAGTGGTCAGCAGTATGTAGGCTTACCCCCACGAGAGAACACACCGCTACCTGAGTATCCTTTCGACATAGACCCATCACAGTTTACCGAAGAACAGAAAAAAGAATTTAAAAACTTTAAGATACGCAGAGGTGCTATTCACAATGCAAATTGTCGAAGTATGTCAAGGCGTATACAAGTTGAACGTACTCTCCAGCTAGCCGAGGAATATAGAAGCATCGAGAAGTTCTTCTACGTGTGGCAGCTAGATTTTAGGGGTAGGAAATATCCAGTGGAGAGTTTCCTCTCGCCACAGAATGCTGATTACAGCAAAGCTCTACTGGAATTTTCCAACCCTGTTTTTATTAAAGACGACAGCGATGCACAATGGTTAGCCATACATGGTGCTAACGTGTTCGGTGTCGATAAGGTTAGCCTCGAAGATAGAGAGATGTGGGCATACCTGAATGTTGAGAATGCAGTAGCAGTCTACAACGACCCGCTTGGTTGCAAGTGGTGGCAAGAAGCAGACAAACCTTGGCAGGCACTTGCTTGGTGTAAGGAGTGGGCAGAGTATAACGAGGTACGCCTCAGAGGCATGGGGGAGTTCTACGAGACACGCCTTCCGTGTGCTAGTGATGGCTCATGTAACGGCTTACAGCACCTCTCAGCGATGCTCAGGGACTCTGAGGGTGGGCGAAGTGTAAACCTCACACCTTCTGATGAGCCACAAGATATTTATACTGATGTAGCAGAGAGAACTACAAAGTTTTTAGAACAACAAGACACTGAAGTAGCTAGGCAGTTGCTTCGTGTAGGGATATGTCGTAAGATATGCAAACGTAGCGTGATGATAGTTCCTTATAGCGGTACACGCCACGCTTGTCGGAGTTACATACAAGAAGCTCTGGCAGAAAAGTGTTCTGATTTTAATCCCTTTGGCGATAGTCTGTTTCAGGCGTCAAATTACCTCGCTGGTTTTGTCTGGCAGGCCATCGCTGAAGTGATTAAATCTGCATCAATCGTGATGTCTTACATCAAAAGCATTGCTCAGTTATATGTCGAAGCTGACATTCCCCTTCAATGGACAACCCCTACAGGTCTACTGATTGTCCAGAACTACGCTGAAGTCAAGTCAAGGCGTATCAAGACACACCTCAACGGCTCACTACTCAAGCTCAACTACAATGAGAAAGTGGATCGCACTATCAATACAAGAAAGACCATCTCAGGTAGCTCTCCAAACTTCATTCATAGTTTAGATGCCGCCGCTCTGACCCTGACTGTCAACCACTGTGTTGAGTTGGGGATTACAGACTTTGCGATGGTACACGACTCGTATGGAACACACTCACCCAATATGCCTTTGCTCAACAAGGTATTGCGAGAGGAGTTTGTGTCCATGTATGAGAAGAACGATGTCCTGCAAAATCTCTACGATACCGCAGTAGCTTCGTTACCAGAGGGAGTGGATGTGCCACCCCCACCAACCAAGGGTGATTTAGATATACAGGAGGTACTGCAAAGTGATTACTTTTTCGCTTAGTTTTCTAAAGTACCTATTGTGCCTAACACACTCTTCAACATTAACTATAGGAAACTAAAATGGCTAAACAAAAACTACCTGTGATTGAAGGCACAGCCATGTGGGCTAAAGTCTTTGAACCAGACACAAAGTTCAATCCCGATGGTGACTACAGCATCAACGTACAGATGCCTGTCGCTGACTCCGTGAAGATGAGTGAGAAACTAGATGCGCTAGTTCAAGCTAAGTTCAACGAGGCTGTCAAAGAAGACCCACGCCTTAAGAACCAACTGACCACTCGCCCTTCTTGCCAACCTGTCTTTGATAGAGACACTGGCGATGATACTGGCAATGTTGAATTCAAATTCAAGTTGAAAGCTAAGATCAAGAAGCGTGATGGGACGGTGTTCGAGCAATCCCCAACGGTGTTTGATAGCAAAGTGAAACCGATGGATAAATCGACCTTAATAGGGAACGGATCTCGAGTGAAGGTTGCATTTGAACCTATCACCTATGCGATGCCAGCCACCAAACAAGTGGGCGTTTCTCTCCGATTAAAAGCAGTACAAGTTCTCGACCTTGTCGAATATGGTTCTTCAACAACTTCCGTATTCGATGAAGAGGATGGCTATGTTGCCCCCTCCACAACACCAGCCGTCCAAGAGGAGGTAGCGTTTGATGCCACAGACTTCTAGGTCAACCCTTGAAGAACGTGTCCAACGTAACCTCGACAAACGTGGGGTAACTTATGAGTATGAACCTTGTAAGTTGCCCTATGTTGTTGAACGAAACTATGTCCCTGATCTTCGTATCGGGGATATGTTCATCGAGATCAAAGGGTACTTCCGTCAAGACGCGCAACGTAAGATGCGTAACATGAAGGAGCAACACCCTGACTTGGACATTCGCTTTCTATTCCAGAAGAACAACAGCACTGTGCAAGGAGCGAAGAGAAGAAAAGATGGAACGAAGATGACTTGTGCTGAATGGGCAGAACGTCATGACTTTATATATGCGGAGGGGATTATTCCAGATGAGTGGTTACGAAATACCTGAGATAGATGATGAAGATCACATCATGTATGAAGATTACTTAGAGTTTGGAATTGAAAGGCTATGTGAATGTACCAACTCACCGCTGTGTGGTTGCCGTGATAAACACATAGACCGCCTTGAAAAAAGACGAAAAAAATTAGAGAGGAAATATGCAGCAACAGGCAGATGGTAGCGAGTTCGTTATGCACACGCCTTGCGAGAAGTGTGGGTCATCGGATGCAAACAGCCTATATACCGATGGACACACCTATTGCTTCTCTTGTGAAACTTACAAACAAAGCGAGGAGGAGGTTCAGGTGGTAGAGTTAAAACCTACTGGACTTTTAACAGGCCGACATGAGCCGTTAGTTAAGAGAAAATTAACAGAGAACACCACAAAGTTTTGGGATTATCAGATAGGGGAGATACATGGTAAGACAACGCAGATTGCAAATCACAAAACCCCAGACGGAAAAACTGTGGGGCAAAAGATTAGAACAGCGGGAAAAGAATTCTCAGTGCGGGGCAATCTCAAAGAAGCAGGGTTGTATGGACAATGGCTCTGGCGATCAGGCGGTAGATCAGTCACCGTTGTCGAAGGAGAGTTAGATGCACTCTCAATGTCACAAGCCTTTGATCACAAGTGGCCTGTAGTCTCCGTTAAGACAGGAGCGGCAGGGGCTAAGAGAGATATAAAGAAATCAATACAATGGCTAGAGAAGTTTGATTCTGTTGTATTCATGTTTGACCAAGACGAAGCAGGGCAGAAGGCAGCTCAAGAGTGTGCTGCTTTACTGTCACCAAAGAAAGCTAAGATAGCTAGACTCCCTCTAAAAGATGCAAGCGAGATGGTACAAGAGGGCAAGACTGCTGAGTTGATTGATGCCTTTTGGACAGCGCGAGACTTTACCCCTGCTGGTATTGTCAATGCTAGAGATTTATGGGACAGAGTTTCAGACAGGACATCAAAGAAAGCGATACCTTATCCCTTCACCATGCTCAACAACAAGGTAGGTGGTATACGCAAGCGAGAGATAGTAACGATATGTGCTGGCTCAGGTGTAGGTAAATCTCAGATATGCAGAGAGATTGCTTATGACTTGGTGATGAACAAAGAAGTCACACTGGGTTACATCGCATTAGAAGAAGGTTGTGAACACACGATCCATGGGTTGCAATCTATCTACCTAAACAAGATTGTCCATAAAGACATGGATGATGTTACCGATGAAGAGCTACGAGAATCTTTCGATGCCACTGTAGGAAGCGGCAGAGTTTTCTTACACGACCATCATGGTTCTACTGAAACAGTTGAGGACATGCTGTCTACACTGCGTAGTTTGATACGTGGACAAGACTGTCAGTACATTATCCTTGATCACCTCAGTATTATTATGAGTGGTATGGAAGTAGCTGATGAACGCAAGGCTATTGACATACTGATGACCAAGCTCAGAACTTTATCAGAAGAAACAGAGGCGGCTATCATTGCAGTCTGCCACCTGAAAAGACTAAGCGGAGACAGAGGACACGAAGAGGGAGCTACCACATCCTTATCACAGCTTCGTGGATCAGCGGCTATAGGCCAGTTGTCTGATATAGTAGTAGGCTTAGAGAGAAACCAACAAGATGACGAAGACCCCAACACTACAACTGTACGCATACTTAAGAACCGATGGAGTGGTGAGACAGGTATAGCAGGTAAGCTTCGTTACTGTAAAGATACAGGCCGTATGTCTGAAGAGAAGTATGAAGACACACCCTTTTAATCAATCCAGCGAGATGATGAGATGTTAATATTTGATATAGAAGCAGACAACCTACTACCCGATGTAACCACCGTACATTGTATATGTATTCAAGATGTGAACACTAACCGTGTGTGGAGGTACGACCCCACGCAATTAGATGTAGCACTTGATGTACTCAGTGATGCTGAAGTCATAGGTGGTCACAACGTCATGGCTTACGACTTACCTGTCCTCAAGAAAATCTTTGGCTTCGAGTACAGGGGTGAAGTCTTCGACACCCTAGTTGCCTCAAGGTTAATCTGGCCTAACCTGAAAGAGAAGGATATGCTGAAGCGCACAGTCGAGAACAAGATGATTGGCTCGCACTCGCTCAAGGCATGGGGACAGAGGCTCAAGTTTAACAAGGGTGACTACGGTGAGCAGGAAGAAGCATGGGATCAGTACACGCCAGAGATGCTTGAGTATTGCGCTCAGGATGTAGCCCTCAATGTTAAGTTGTATGAGCTGATCAAAGAGAAGGACTATCCTCAAGAACCTATGCGACTTGAACACGAGATGAATCAGCTCCTCATCACACAAGAGCAAGTAGGCTTTCCCTTCCATGTTAAGAAAGCACAGCAACTCTACACTGATCTATCAGCACGTAAGCTAGAGATAGAAGAAGAGCTGGTAGCTACGATAGACCCTACCATAGTCGAATTAAAGACCAAGACAAAAATAATTCCCTTCAACCCTGCATCACGTCAACAGATCGCAGACAGACTACAGAAGAAGGGGTGGAAGCCTACGGAGTTTACTCCTAGTGGTGAGCCAAAAGTTGACGAAAAAATCTTAGCGGGGATAGCGATGCCTGAAGCTAAGTTATTAACTGAGTTTTTAATGCTCAACAAAAGGTTAGGACAATTAGGAAATGGAAAACAAGCATGGCTTAAGCTTGAGAAGAACGGGAAGATACACGGTCGTGTTAATCACATGGGTGCTGTTACTTCTCGCTGTACTCATAGCGACCCAAATGTGGCTCAAGTCCCGTCAACAGGAGCAGCTTTTGGAAAAGATTGTCGGGAGTTGTTCTATGCCCCCGAGGGATATTCCCTGCTTGGAGCGGATGCAAGTGGGCTTGAGTTGCGGTGTCTAGCACACTACATGAACCGCTACGATGGTGGAGCTTATGGTAAAGAGATACTCAGTGGTGACATTCACACCGCTAACCAACAAGCGGCAGGACTAGCAACACGACCACAAGCGAAGACGTTTATCTACGGGTTTCTTTACGGAGCTGGTAATGAGAAGATAGGCGAGATCATAGGCAAAGGTGCAAGAGAAGGCTCACTGATTAAGAAACGCTTTCTCGCTAAGACACCTGCACTAAAGAAACTAACAGAGGCAATCAACAATAGATTAGAACAACAGCATGGTGATAAGTTTATCAATGGGCTAGATGGAAGACGCATTCCCATACGACATTCACACGCTGCTCTCAACACATTACTCCAATCAGCAGGGGCTATCATTTGTAAGAAGTGGTACTCGCTTATTGAACGGATGATCAGAGAGAGAGGGTACAACCACAATGAAGTGGCTATTGTAGCTTTTGTTCACGATGAAGTTCAAATCATAGTTAAGAAAGGTTTGGAGGATGAAGTCGGTGCGATCACTAAAGAAGCCATTAAAAAAACAGAGCGAGAGTACAACTTCAAATGTCCTCTCGACTCGGAGTTCCAAGTCGGAAGCAGTTGGGCAGACACTCACTAGCCCTAGCAGGTTAGGCGACTTAGCTGAACTCTATGCAATGACATGGTTATGGGATCAAGGCTTTGAAGTCTTTTACAATGCTGGCTCTACTGGGGCTATCGACATTGTAGGCATCAAGGACGATGAGGTTTACTTGTTTGATGTAAAGACATCACGTAGATCGAACGGCATAAGCAAGCGTACAGACTTACAAAAAGAACTAGGCGTACAGTTTATCCTC